GGGTTTCCTTGTTTTGTTAGAGAAATAGTTTCAGTGGTTCCAACTCCTCCATTGAGGGCACCGTTAAAGGTACTACTGAGAGTATTATTAAGGGCACCGCCAAATCCTCCTCCTATAATGGTTCCTACTTGTCCAAGATCTGTTCCAGCCACATTGGTATCTGCACCTCGAATACTAAATGGAGTCTTTTGATAAGATCTTAGTGCAGAAGTATCAACTCCTGTTACAGCATCAAAAACCGCAGAAACAGAGGATGGAATCTTTTCCATTATTTCGGAAATCTTGCCCATGATACCTTGCTCTCCAACAATATCAACAAGAACTGCCCGAGTCGGAACGATAATGTGTTCAACATCATCACCAGTAAACGATACACCATACTGCATTGTAGCATTGGAATCATAACTAAAGGAGGACGATGATATTTGTGTTGGAAAATATCTAAGATAGTTATGAATATGAATATCCTCCAAAGATGATGATAAACGAACTACACGAATATTTGCTTTGTAAACCGCAGGAGGGTTTCTTCCTTGAACATCTCCCATCATTCGTTGCCATGCTAGAAGATATTCGAGAGTCTTTCCATCTTCATATTCATCAATTTGCATGGAAACGGCTCCAATATCAGCATTGGAAGCCGAATACCAAAAAGAGTCTCCTACTGTATTCTTGTTTGTTTCATATTCAACATAAGGAATTTCAACCGAATAAACTCGATGATTCAACTCTGTTGTATAGATATTCTGGCTCATTGCAGTTTGAGGAGTCTGTGTCAATGCTCCCGGTGTCATTCCTGTAGAATAGACATTGGGAAGCTCAACTCGAAAAAGATATTCATATTGAGGAAGTTGAGCATTTTTTCGAGAAAGCGCGTCACCAATAGTACTCATTAGACAAGCTCCTTATGAGTGAATGTAAACAGAACATCAAATAAAAACAATTCAGATTCTGTATAACTTAATGAAACTTCCCCAATTTCAATTGGTCTGCAAGTTTTCATGATAAATTTGGAACGAGTCATAAGATTGGTAATATCTTTCAAACGCAATTCAATATCTCGATTATACAATTGAGGATTGACTTTGGCTTGTTCCATTCCATAACTGGTCAATTGTCTCCAAGCTTCAAAATAACGATAGATACTGAGAGAATCATTATCCCAGAAAGTTACACGAAAGATACGAGGAGAAGAATCCCGACTAGGATAAGAATATTCAACTCCTGCATAATAACGTTTTAACGCTTCTACCAATCCAGCAGGGACTGCTGTTTGCTGTGCATAGAAAGTTGCATAACTCCCTTGCATGTCAAACGGATGCACAAACTGAACTTCCCACAAATAGTTTCGTTGTGGTTCTTCTGTAGGAACCACTAAACCATCATATTTAAATGAAAAGTTATTGGAAAGTCTACGGATCTCTCTAAACGCAGGAGGTAATGCGTCTTCAAGACCTCGTAGACCAGCATCTAGTAACTGTTTCTTCATAACTATCCTCTAAAGATTATTTAGAGGCAGAATTCAAGGAAATTCTTAGCTCATAGTATGAGCGTCATAGCTGAACGTAATGTCGAAAGACACATGTTCGCTTGACTCATAACTCAAACTAATTTCACCAATTGATGTTGGAAAAACCTTGGTAAAGTTGTGACGTTTAGTTTCTGTTTGAGAATCTGTTGCAAAAAACTTCACAATCAATTCAGCAGCATACAGATCGCGAGTTGTTCCGCCACCAGTCACAACACTGTTCAAGCCGTTCTCTTTCCAATTCTTAAAGAAAGAATAGATAGTATGTTCTTCGTCATCCCAGAATGTAATTGTCATAGTATGAGGTGAAGAATCGCGCCCAATGTGCATGGTCTTTTGAGACTTGAAATTGATTTCGATTACTTCATTTTCAACAGACGGAATGTTTGCATTGCGAACTCTCTGGGTTAAAATAGGTTCGTTTCCAGAAACAGAAGAGCCGAGAATCTCCACTTCGAATTCATAAGCTCGTTGCGGAAATTCGTCTGCTCTTACATCTTGTATAGTTTTTGCCATTGTAAAATCTCCTATAGATTAAGCATTTGAAGATATTTATACAAAATTTCAAGTCTAATAATCAAAAGTTACCAGAGTAGCATGAGGTTCATATGCGTAAACAAACAAAAGACCGTCTTCTGCGGTTACTGAACACCGTTTTGATACATCTCTTTTGATCTTATCCATAATAAACTGAGCAGATTCTTGAACAGGAATCCGACATTTTGCACTATGAAATTTTGCAGCATTGCTTAATTCAACAGGGTCATAAACGAGTCTTTGCATATAAGTATTCCTCTCATAAATTTTTGTGTGATGCACCATATTTATACTAGACGATCTTTGAGTCATTGTCAAACAGATAAATAAAAAAAAACAAAAAAGTTGCCTTCTATGAAATCTAAAATCTTCTGTATAGGTCTTGGAAAGACAGGTCTTGTGTCCATGTCCATTATTCTTGATCATATTGGTTATCAACATATGATTGGTCCAATCACAGAAGGTCTTGTATGGAAAGAACTCAATCAACTTGAACGACTCTGGAAAATCATAGATGAAAATGAAAGTTTTAGCGACTTTCCATATCCTTATCTTTACAAAGAATTATATCATAGATACCCTGAAGCAAAATTCATTCTTACCACACGAAACAGTGCTGAAGAATGGCTTGTCAGTCTCAAGAAACACAATATGAGAAACGGCCCAACGTCTTCTCATCTATTAGCCTATGGGTGCTATTCTCCAGAAGGTCATGATGCTGACTTGTTGAATTTGTATGAAACTCACATTTCTGAAACATCAGATTTCTTTTCGGACAATGAAAATTTCTTGCAAATCAATCTGGCAGAACAAAATGCAAAAGAAAAATTGGAAAAGTTTTTGAATGTCGATTTGAATGGTTATATTCTTCCAGTTGCCAATAGTGCAGCCTCAAAGGATTCACAAGATGTGATTGATGAACTTATGAAAAAACAATTCACAGGAACAGCTATTCGATATGCAAAATCTCAATCAAAGAGTACAGAGTTGTTGCATTACATTACAACAACATATTTCAATACAAATTTTGATATTGACCTTGTTTCTTCCAAGAAGGAGTTGATTAACAAAGAGTTCAGGTTAATGGATAAATAGACTAAACCGGAATAAACCTTATGAAAATCAAATCCTTGTTTGAATCCATCTTTGATGACGTAGTTATCCTTGAAGAAGGCATCAACTACATGGAAATGTTGACCGTTAACAATCCAGACGACGAGTTTCTTGATTTTATCGGAAATGCAATTACTATGACCAATAGTAATCGAGATCAAATACTCGAATGGGTTTCTGATGAAGCACTTCAAAAGTATTTAACAGAGCTACGAAACGCAACTACAAATAGTCCAGCTACCGATAGCAACGATTTTCGCGTCTGGTTGATCAGATTTTTAAAATATCAAACGCTCCTATCATTAGAAGAACTAACTAGAAATTTTGCTAACTTAAATTCACTAGATAACGATTATCTAGGAAATCTACAAGCAAGTGTAGAAAGATCAATGGAAGGATTTGTTGTTAATGAAGCTGATATTGAATCTTTTGATCGAAGACTTGAAGTGAGTTATAGAGATACTGACAAGTTATTAGGAAAAATATACTATGAACAAGAGAGACTAAAAGACGTTCTTGATCCTGATGGTTTCTTACAGTACATAACATGGAAAGGGGTTTACAATAGTCTAATGTATGCAGACTTTTTGAACAAATACCATGCCCTTCCTGAAAGATTCAAAACTTTTAGATTCTCCAATCAAACAGTTAGCCAAGTATTTGATGAAATTAAAGAGATACAAGCTGATTATAATGAGTATCTATTAAGTTTGAAAAGAAGCAAGATGATTGAATATTCAAATGGACTGGCTTGGTATAATCTAGGAACTTGTCAAGATATAAAAGAAGGTCGGCTTATGGGTCATTGTGGCGCATCAATGTTGCCTTCTGCTACATTGATTTCATTGCGTAAATATAGAAGTGGCGGCGCATTTGAACCGTTTGTCACTGCTACATTAGAAAAAAAGGGAACAATCTCTGATATTGTAGGACAATCCAAAGGAGAAGAAGGAATGCGTCCTCCAGACGAAGAATTCCATTCCTATATTGTTGATCTTCTATTACACAGTGACATAAAAGTATTAAAAGATCCTACATCAGGGTTTCAAATAGAACATCTGTCGGATGAAAATCTTAATATTCTTTTGGATAGAAAACCAGAACTGGTTCCAATGAAAATTCGTGTAGAACGACTTGGTGCGACATCTCTTACAGATGAAGAGATTCAGAGATTGTCTCCTTTGCAGTTTTATAATGCTGTTGGAGATATTCCTGAACTTCAGAATCGGTTGCAGCTTATTCCTAACAATCCCAGCATGTCGGCTGAATGGTACGATAGAGGAAGATTAATGTTGAAATACCGCCCAGATCCGGGCTTTTCCCCAGCCATAGTTGCAAAATCCATGAGAGATAAATTGTTTTACAACATTCGTAATTTAATGGAAAACTATGCCATTAGTACTATGATGAAAGGAGGACAAAACATTTTTCAAGAGTTTATAGAACACTCCAACTTACCTCCTCGATCCAAAGAGATATTCAATCAATTCTTTTTTAGAATAATAAATGACAATTCCATTGCTGTAGAAATGAATCCCTATTTGAAAGATATAAAAGCAACATTGATATATATTCTTGTAGACTATTGGATCAGGGTAACAACAGGAATTCTCAATGATGAATTCTATGATGATGCATCACACGAGTTTCTTCTTGAATGGCACGTTCTAAATATACAAGATATTACTGAAAATAATTCCATAACCTATCCTGATTTACTGTATGATGATAATCCTAATCAAAATAACAGTGTGTTCACTCTTTTTGAAAATAATGAATTCAAGACAATCATTACCCTGAATGAGTTTTTGGAAAATTTGCCCGGAGAAGATTGGGAATATGAATTCGGTCTGATTACAATAAAAGTTGTCTCGAACTTTCACGTAAATGGTTCATTGAACGTGATAATAGATGCAATCGGAAATATTCCCGAAATTCAGAATCGTGGATCTATTGATATTATCACAAGTCCAATAACAGAATCTTCCATTGCATTAATAGATCCTAGAATCGCAGACCCAAATCATCGTCATTCAGAAATGTTTGACTATGTCAGAAATCGATTCAACGAAGCGTTCAGTATACTTGAACAACAGATAACAGAAAGATTCTTTACATAGAATGAAGAACGTATTTTATGGAGCCTGAGTCGAACAAGGCAGGATAACCGTTCAATCGCATGTTCTCTCTTTCTGTAAGAGATTCATCAAAATTTTCAAGAATCTTATTCAACTTGTGCTTCATAAATTTTTCTCTTCTGATTCGTTGTTCTTTGATAACGTACCAAAGACCGGGAGATGTAATCCCCACTCGTGTAAATCCTGTTGCATCATATAATGTTCCACTACTATAGTCCAAATGAGCATAGGTTATGATTGTTTTGAATCCTACTTCTCTTTCAAAGAACTTGATACATCTGGACAATCCGCCAACCACAGAACACGATGTAGAATATCTAACCAGATCATAAACGTCACTATTCTTTTCAATCTCTTTAAAACCAGTACAAGCGACGATTTCGTTGTTATGGATCAAACCTATCCAATGTGATGCCGTGGTCTTTCCTTGAATATGAGTCTGATCCAAGAAATCACGGGCCTCAGAACTTTCAAGAAAACGAATTTCACACTGTCTTGCATAGACTCTATCTGAAGAAAGACCCAACTTGTGTTTGATCTTATTCTCGATAATCGTGCGTTTTACAGGATTCTTCCAATCATCTTCCCAAATATGTAACGGAGTCAATCCCAATTCGATCATTCTTAGAGACCTTGTCTGATGGAACTTTTTGTCTTTCTTTACAGCAAATGAATGATAATAGACTCCATTATGTTCTATAGCAAGATTTGCAGAAGGAACAAAGATATCACAACTGGATCTTTTGTCATCTGGGTCAAATCGATATTGTTTCTCATAGATAACACCCAATGAATCGAGAAATGAACAAATTTCTGATTCTGCTTTTGATTCGTAGTATGGAATGCATTCAATGTCTAATCGGGTCATTGCTCGTTGAATCGAAGAACGATGAACTCCAAGAAGATCAGCGACTATCCCCATATCCTTATGAGTTTCATATAGTTGTTTCAACTGAACAGCATCTGTTAAAATTGTCATTGATTCGTCAGATATGTGTTTTTGAGTATGATTCTCAACACCATACTTTTCCAAACTTTGTTCTTTCAGCTTGTCTAGAATTCGTTGATCTCTCATAGGATGTCCACCATCATATTTTGACCAAGTCTCTTTTTGTTTCTTCTTGAAATCGTCGCTAGTTACTCTCCAATTCCCATTCGCATCCTTCAATGATCGTTCTGCAATTTCAGGAACATGCATGACATGCTCAACGCCATACTTTTCCACAATTCCTTGTTTATACTCTTCCCTTCCTTTTTCTGTTCTCATGTTATGATCACCATATCGTTCTATCATGGTTTTCATTCGTTTTTCAGAAGTGGACGGAGCTATTCTCATGCAATCTCTAGA